GAATGCCGGAGTTCTGCGTTTTCACGCTGATTTGCTGAAATTCCGCATCTGTCCACTTCACCAGCTGATAACTGACGGTCTGGTAAAGGATGTAGGATTCATCAAGCATCGTCACCGGACGGTCTGAAACGACTGTCCCAGTGGGGCCGATGGTGAAAGACTGCTGTCCCGCAATCAGCGGCACAACATCAAGTGTTTTGGCGTAAACGAACAGGTTTTCTGTCGCCCACGAATCAAGCATTGCGTTCAATGCCTCAAGTCCATCTGCGGCTTCGTCGTCAGACGGCTCTTCGCCTATGGAATACACGCCAAGCTGGCGCATGGACCGCTTTATGAGGTCGCGTGCAGTTGTCATTTTTGTGGCGTAAAAAGCCCCCAGCCGAAGCCGGGGGCGATTCGCTTACTGGGTCGGAGTGGACCCAACGGTGGGCAGAATTGCCCAGTCGATGTACGTCGCAGCCGTTGCATTGGCTGTCACGTAGATGGTCACCAGACCAGCGCCGGGAACGATGCGCTCAACACGCAGCGCCGTGCCGTCAGCCGCAGCCTGAGCCACGACGGCCCAAACCTTGGAGTTGGCAACGATCATCGGGTTGGTGATCACCACAGAAGCGGCACCGATGGCGACCGCAGCAGTACCAGAGTACAGGGTGGAGTTCTGCGCGCCGGTCGTGATCGAGGTCACCACAGAGGAGATGCCGAAGCCCTGAGCGATCAGAGCGGCCTCCAGTTCTGCGGTGAACTCTTGCACCGTACCAGCGGCGCAGTTGTTGTAGGCTTTGGAAAGAAGAATAGCCATGATGTGCTCCTTAAACGGTGTAGTACTTGGCCGACAGTTCGGGATAGGTCGCAGCCCAGCCGAACAGCACGTCGATCCGCATGATCGAGTTGTCGTTGATCACGTCGTAGGCCTCGGTGACCTTCAGCGTGAAGCCCTCGTGCGTTTCTTGATGCACGTCCACGACGCCCTTGCCATTGGGAGGCGCCCACATCGGAACCATCGCCAGCGTGAAGGCGTCTTTGTGGAAGCCGACGTTGGTCGAATAGCTGGTGGAGGCGGCGCCCTTGATGACGTAAGGCTGTGCGGTCGTCGGGCTTGCGCTGACGTTCTGGAATGCGCCGGAAGTCACCAGAGCCGGGGACACGTTGATGGTCGTTGCGCCAACCAGTGCGTCGGCAGTGACAACGAAGTCAGCCAAAACACCAGTCGAAACACGCGACTGCGGATTGACCGCAAACACGCCCGGCAGAGTGATGACAGTGCCGCGAGTCAGCGTGCCGCCAGCAACGGCCACAACGGTGATCGCCGAGCCGGTCTGGTTGGCGCCGTTGATGTTGGTTGCAGTGGCCGCACCGTTGGTGTGAACGTCAACGTTCTGATCCATGCCGGGATGGATGCCAAAGGCGTCCTGCATGTAGCCGGTGCGGTACTGGCCGTTGATCTTCTCGCTCATGTTGAACAGGCCAGCAAAGCCGGGCACCATGGCGCCATTCAGTGCAGGGTTCATGATCATCGAGCGGCGGCCGTCCTTCACAGGAGCGCCCATTTCGTCCAGACGGCGGTTGATATCCGTCAGGACCTGGATTGCACCCAGTTGGGTCGTCGGCAGAGCGCCAAGGGGATTCAGCGTGTTGAACGTGCTGAAGTGGGCCAGCGCCAGACCTTGGCGGTCGATTTCGTTGCACACAGGCGCGATGGCCGCAGCAACTTTGTCTTCCAGCTTGGTCAACGACAAGGTGCGCTCAAAACTGTTGAAGTTCAGATCGCAACCGCCTTGCGACAGCGTGAGCGGGACAGTCGTTTCAACAGTGGCTTGCGGCACTGCGACACGGCCTGCACGGTACACGTAGCGGGGCGGTTTCTTGATGTTGATGGTGGCACCAGGAGCGTAACCACGCTGCATGTTGCCGGTGAATTCCTGTTCCCAATCACGATTGACGTTTTTGGAAAAGGACAGCATGTTCTCCAGCACTGCCAAGGCGGTCTTGGCAACGATGGAACAGGTGACAAGGGTATTTGTCATTTCGGGGACCTTTCAGCGCTTCTCAGCGTTAGAAAAACTTGGCGGGCGCTTCCCAGCGTTTCCGCACTCACAATTACTTCATCGCACCCAGCGCGATCCGTTCTTTCGCATGGCGGCCATGAAATCTTCCATGGTCTTCGCGTTGTGAACAGTCGTGCCGGTTGCACCTGTGCCGCCGCCAACAGGATTGATGGGGGCTGGCGTCTTTGTCGTCTTGACTGGCGGGGCGGAAGCAATCTTTGCCTCCAGCTTGCCAATCTCGGCTGCTTGCCTTGCAGGACTCAGGGCTACGATTCGGTCCACTTCCTCGGGGTTCGAGGCCATGAACGCCATCAGCTTTGCCGGTGCGTCAGACTCGATCAGCGCTTGCGCAATCACCGGGGTTAGCGGCAATTCCTCAAACACGTCACGGTCGAAACCCGGCAGCTTTTCGGCCTCCTTGTAGAGGTTCTCAGTTTTGGTGTTCGTCGCAGTTGCCTGCGCCGCCTGCCGCTGCTGATTGGCCGATTTGTCCCGCTGGTCCAGCTTCCAGTCCGTCAGCTTGTCGAAGTACTCATCCTCGGACGCGAACTGATCGCGCCTTGGTTTGTCATCAACTGGCTGTTGCACTGGTTGCTGAGTTGGCGGAGCAATACGCTCAAGCGCTCGCAATACCCTTCGTTCTGCTTTGGCCTCAGCCTTAGCTAGTCGCTTTTCGACAATCTCGTTCAATTCCTCTTGGGTGAACGTCTTTGCCGGAACCTGACTTTCTTCTCCATCCTTAGGCGCGTCAGTATTCGCTTCGGGAGCCGCTGCATTGGTATCCGGCGCAGCTGCCGGGGGTGTCGCTTCGTTGGCTACAACGGGCGCGTCTTGCCCTGTCGATTCAAGATCTGACATTGATTTTTCCTTCGGTAAGGATGGCGGTTAGGCCAGACCCGGCTGCGCGCCGGTAGCGGTCATTTCTGACGTGGGAACAACCTCAAGCGGCTCGGGTTCGGCCACTGGGTTTCTGAGCGCTTCCGTTTCCTCTGGGAGGGGCGGAGAACTCAGAATTTCAAGAATGGTTTGACGAATCAGCGGCTGGAGGGCCTCGGGGCTGATCTTGTCGGCCAGGGCCTTCAGGCGCTCAGTCTCCGCCTTGTACGTGTTGATGTTGTGCGCGTCTTCTTGCGCCTCTTGCGCTGTTTCCTGCGCCATACCGGCAGTGATGATCTTGGTTTTCTCGGCGTTGGCCTGCTTTTCCAGATCCTGTATGCGCTCGTTCATCTTGCCGACCAATTCCTTAGCCTGCTCAACGGTCTGTTCTGCTGCTTGCAGCTTCTGGCCAAGCATGGCGACTTGATCGCCCTCGCCGTCTTGCAATGCAGGCGGGAGGATCTTCTCGTAACGCTTGGCAAGCTCATCAGAACCGGGAACGTCCATGTTTCGCCAGAACAAATCACCAGCGATTTGCATAAAGCCGGGGTCTTTCGAGGCAATTTCAGTCATTGCGGCCGACGCCTCCTGACGCTGGGTCTGGAAGCTCGGGCCGGTGTCAATCGTTACGTCGTACTTGCCGACATTCGGATTGAAAATGCCTTCCAAGTCCTTTTCGGTGGACTCGATATAAGCCGCGTCCAAGTCAGGGTCGAGCATGGCCTTTTTATCCACGCCATCTAGGCCCAGCATACGAACAACCTGCTTGGTGTCTAGCACTTTGGGGTACAGATCAATCAGCACCTTGGCCTCGTACTTCAAAGCACGGACCAGGTTGTCCGGGAAGTGGAAAGTCGCTGTTTCGCCCTGCACCTTGAGGCGCTGAATGCCGATACCTGACTGTGCCTCGCTCTTGATGCCGAAGTTGGCGTTCTGCTGGCCTGATGCGGCGCGCATTTGCTCGGTGCTGATTTGCAGCATCTGCACCATTGCAGGCGGCAACACTTGAGGCATTTGCCGCTCAGGCTTGGCAATAGGATTCCCGGCCTCATCAAATGCGTTGTACGGCAGATAGGCGCGGTTATCGAGGTTCGCAGCACCCCAAATTTCCTCAAAGCCCTCGATTGCCTCAGCAGCCGCGACGTAAGGCGCCTTGGTTTGAAGTCCAAGCGACTCCACCGACCCCGAGAAGCTGTAATTCACCATGCGCGCCGGATCTTTCAGGTCCCGAACGATGCCTTTCCTGATGATCTGACCATCAACGTTCAACTCTTTGCCAACCACCGTAATGATGGGCAGGTATGAACCGGGCCAGTCGCGCTCTTCAATCGGCTTGTCAGAGCCTCCGACCAGCTTGCACCACTTCCACTGCTTACGCTTGGTGGCGCGCTCGTTGAGGATGGCGATCATCTGGCCTTCGACGTTCAGCGTCTTGCCGTAGACCTTTGCACCGTCCGGGAGGTCGCTTTCAAGCACGACAGCGCCGTTTTCTAGCTGGTACAGCTTGTCCGCGATGTACTCGCACCAGAAGTACTCTGCGCGGCGGATCATGTCCTTTTGCACCCAGCCTCGTGGGTCTTGGTTGCCCCATGAGGTGCAGTCAAGATCCGGGTATTCTTCCTCGCACTTGGCGCGTGGAATGTCCTCAAACACAAACCCCCACTTGGCATCAGACCTGTCTGGCTCGATGGCGTCGGGGTCTACGAACACCAGCCGGGGATTCGGGATGGCCTTGATCAGGATGATCTGGTTAAAGCTGTCGTGTGACTCGTACTCGGTGACGATGCGCCAGTAGCCCTCACCGCCATAGATTGCATGCTCTGCGGCCAGATCGTGGGCCGTGTCAGCCGTCGATACCGACTGTGTGGACCGGATCATCCCGGCCAAAATCTCGGCCGTTTTCTTGTCCGCTCCGTTATCCACAGGCAAAACACGCGCTGCAGGCCGGTTCTGCCGGATGTTGTTAATGATCTGGTTGCAGTGCTGGGCCGTGGTGTTGATCGTCAGGCACGGTTTCTTGTTGACGTTGCTGCGGTCGCGGTAAATCTCAGCCGGCCATTGCCAGCCGTTGTCGCTGTCGCCCATCGCAAAGCGCGTATCCTCCAGAGCCAACATGCGATTAGGCGAGTAGAAATTCGAGGCGCGGTCGTACCGGTCCTTGGCAATCTCTACGATGGATTTGCCCTCGGGCTTCACGTCCTCAGCCACGCGGCGCATCCAGTGAGACAGCAGCGGCATAACCTGTCGCCGTGATCGTTGCCTTGAACTCAGGGGCCTTTGCCATCAGCACCGGGTTGTGCTGGATCTTGACGAAACCGAAGCGCTCGTACCATTTCACAAGATCCTTTAGGCCCTCAGACTTGCCGAACTCCTTCGGCTGGAGCATCAGGACATAACCCAGAACGTCGGCCTCATTGCACACCTGCTTGAGCAGCTCGGTTGCATAACCCTGCTTGCGGTGGCCTGGCTCGGTCCACAAGCGCGAGACTTCCCGAACTCGGTCCATGTGCGCGGGCAGCTCTGGATTACGAACACAGCGCAGCTCGGCGTGCTCGTTCTTCCAGTCTGTTTTCAGCTCATCCATGAGTGTTCGCCTTGCGTAAAGTGTTTTTCGAGGTTGTGGGTGCGTTTTTTCTTCGGTCCGCGCATGTGCTCCAAGCCCCTACCAAAGAGGCTCAGCACATCAACACCGTCGTCGTATTTGCCCGCTGGGAACCTCAGCAGTTGGCTCAACAGCCTGTCTTTCCAGGGGGCGCGCTTTGGCAGAAATACCTTGCCCATGCTCGCCATCGCCTGTATCGGCCTGGCCCGTGTAGGCTTGTCATTGATCGAAGCCAGCCATTCAATGCGGCAGTAAGCCTCTCTGGCCTGCATCCGGCGCATCAGGAACGGCTCGATAGCCCTGCGGATAGGCCCAGCCTCACCAAACCAGCAGATCGGCTCATGCTTGGCGATAAGGTCACATTGCTGCTCAATCCACACGTCTGACGCTGCCTGCGCCGACCACCAGTCAACGACATAAATGTTGTTGTTGGCGTCAACCCCTGCAACCCCATGCTCTGTGAAGTCCCCGCCGCCATCCGTAACCGCGTAATCGCTGGCTCCGAACATGCGCAGGTTCTGCGGTAGTTCCTCGTACTCCTGAAACCAGTCCGACTTGAAATAATCGCCATCGTCAGGTATCGGGTTTTGTTGGTACAAGGCATTCCAGTCACGGGCCGGTAACACGGCCTTGATTTGCTCCAGTCGCTCCAGGGGATACCACTCAGCCCACAACGGACGCCCTTCTGGGTCAATGGCTGGAAGGCTCAGCAACTCCCACTTGTCGCCGCTCTTTTCCTGCTCTTCCAAAAGCCGGCCGCTCAGGTCGTCGTCATGCCATCGGGTGTTAATCACCACCACCGCGCCGCCTGGCATCAAGCGGGTGTAGGCGGTCGATGTGTACCAGTCCCAGACCCTTTGCCTGGTAATCTCGCTGTCAGCCTCCTGACGGTCCTTGAATGGGTCGTCAATCAGCAGAATGTCAGCACCACGGCCTGTAATCGCTGTTCCGACACCGGCCGCGACGTACATCCCGCCCTTGTCTGTGTGCCAGCGGTTGGCAGCTTTCGAGTCCTGCGCCAAGCCGGTTTCAAACAGGGCCATGAACTCGGGGCTGTGCACGATGTTGCGCACCTCACGCCCAAAGTCGTTTGCAAGGTCGCTGTTGTAGCTGGCCGCGATGATCTGTTTGTCAGCGTTCCGGCCCAGATACCACGCCGGAAACCTGCGGGAGGCCAGCTCTGATTTGCCGTGCCGTGGCGGCATGGTGATCATCAGCCGCTTAATCTCACCCCGCTCTACCGCCTCCAGCTTTTGAACAATCAGCTCATGGTGCGGCGCGGCCTGATAGGCGGGATTCGTGTACTTTGTGAACTCCAGCAGCCCGGCGCGTGCTTTACGCCTAGCCAGCAGCTCAGCTGCCGCTGCCTGCCGCGATAGCTGCAAGGTCGCCGTCCGTCATATCTGTGACCGTTTTGATGCTGCCGCTGTGGTTCAAATCAAGCTTGTCGCCGTACTTTTTGGGCAGCATCTTGGCGAGCATCCATTTCCGGGCATCCACTTGGAGCCTACGATGCTCAATCATGTCTCCCTCCGTCGTCTCGATTCCCGTCGCCTTGCTGACCGTCTTTACACCTGTAACAGGCGTGTCGGCTATTTCCAGCAACTCATCACCCAAGCGGTCGTATCCAATCTCCCTCGCGCGCGTGTACTGCGCAGCAAAGCCTTCTACGTCATCCAAAGCCCACGCCCGGACAGTCGCCTCAGAGGGCATTCCATCCTCACGGCATACGGCGCGCAAGCTCTTGCCCTCAGCCAATTCCGCACAGATGCGGCTGGCAACTTCTGCCGTGTATTGGCTTTGGCGTCCCATGGCAGCCTCACCCCTTCTGCTTCGCTGCCCACTGCTCGGGCGTCATCGGGGTTTCACCGTTCGCCTTGGCCTCTTGCACATACAGCTGATATCCACGGCTTGACAGTGCTTGGCGGCCTTGTTCTGCCATGCCAGTTCCTACGGGCTTTGAGCCCAATAGCGATGAAAGCAGGTTGGTTGCCATGTCTTAGCCTTATCACTGCGCCTAAGCGCGACCTGGAATCCGTCCAGTCGGGA